TTTATACAATGGCTTTGACCATAAAGAATTAATTAGGAAAATAAAAAAACAAGACTTCCCTTTAGTAGTGTGTAGATCAAAGTCTGGTGGAGCACATGTGTTTTTATTTGCAGATAAATTTTTACCTGCAGTATTATTTAGAAGTAAACTAAAAGAAATGGCAGCTAAACTGGGTTATGCTAACGCAGAGATATTTCCAAAACAAAATAAAGTGGATATGCAAAAAGGTGGTACAGGTAGTTTTTTAAATTTACCTTATCACAATGTAAAAATGACAATGCGATACGCTGTAAAGGATGATGGCACAGCAATGTCTATGAATGAATTTTTTGAAGCGCATAGTAAAGTAAAACTATCAGAAGATCAACTCTCTAAATTGTCTATAAAAGAAGAAAAAGTTCTTGACAACTTACTTAAAGGTGCGCCACCATGTTTGGTTACGATTGCAAAACAAGGTATTCCAAACGGACAGAGAAACAACGCTCTGTATAACTTCGGCGTATACACAAAGAAAAGATTCCCTGACTCATGGGACACAGAAATATTTAAATACAATGATGCATATTGCAAACCACCACTAGATAAAAAAGAAGTAGATACATTAATTAAATCTATCGAAGGCAAAGAATATAATTATAAATGTAAAGACGAACCTATTGCATCGTTTTGCAATTCTAAAAAATGTGTGATGCAAGAGTTTGGTGTGGGTGATGGTTTACCAGAGACAGAGATAAAAGAAATACAGAAGTATGACTCTGACCCACCACTATATTATGTAACAATAGGTGATGAGCAAGTAGAAGTAGAATCACAAGACTTGCATGAACCAGATAGATTCTCATTAAAATGTTTAGAACAAATTGACCAAGCTATGCCTCCAGTGGGTAAACTAATCTGGAGAAAGGCAATAAATAAATTATTAAAGAACACAATACCAATAGAAGCTCCAGAGTCTACAAAGATAGATGTTCAACTAAAAGAATTATTATCAGATTATATAAATAAAATACCAGGTAAAGATTGGAAGGACATCTTGAGAGGATTGTCTTATACAGAGGATGGTATTAGTTATTTTAAATTTAAAGATTTTTGGAAGTATATTGTTAGAACAAAAATATGGGATACAAAAAAATATCCAAAACAAAAGACAGCTAGAATGTTAGAGACGTTGTTTGACGCAGAAGAGATACCAGGTAAGATAAATAATAAGAGTGTAAGATACATGGCGCTGCCTACCTTAAAACTAGAGAAACCAAATACTAGAAAAGATAAAATGAAAGAGGCACCTTTTGCATAGAATAATTATCCCCGGTCCACCAGGCACGGGTAAAACGCATAGACTTATGCACTACCTTGATGAAGAATTAAAAAAGACTGAGCCTGATAAGATAGCATACATAGCATTTAGTAACGCTGCAGCTAATGTAGCAAAAGAAAGAATTAAGAATGATAAAATATACGTCAGCACTATGCACTCAATGGGAACAAAAGAGTGTAATATCAACACAAAAACACAACTATTAAAGGGAGATAAATGGAAAAACTTTAAGAATTTTTCTACATATTGTCGTGATTTAAACTTTGAATCTAGAATAAACATAAACGGTTATGTTGAACATACCAATCCACATATGCGTATCATAGAGTTAGCTAGAAATAAAAAGATAAGTATTGAAGAGTCAGCTGTAGAATTAGAACTACACTACAGCACAGACATATGGCTAACAGAACAGATAGCTGCTGATTTAAAAACATATAAAGATAGCACGGGTATGATTGAATACTCTGATATGATTTCCAAGTTTGTCGAGGGAGACAGATGTCCACCACTACATTGTGTTTTCCTCGATGAAGCCCAAGATCTAAGTCCTCTGCAATGGGACATGTTCTTTTACATAGAAAGTAAGTGTGCTCGTTCTTATATTGCAGGGGACGATGATCAAACCATTTATTCTTTTCAAGGAGCTTCACCTAAAATATTTATAAACTTGAAAGGTGAGTTTGATCCACAGGTTCAATCACGTAGGGTTCCAAGATCTGTGCATGAACTAGCAACTAGTATCTTCCCTCACATGTCACAACGTCTAAAAAAAGAATGGAAACCTAGAGAAGCCCAGGGTGTGGTTACTATGGGTTCTGATTTTGAAGAATTACCCCTACATGAAGGCAACTGGATGATATTGACTAGAACAAATAAAATGTTAGAAAGGTTACGTGATCATTTATACAGTATGAATTTTAGATTTGAAGCTAAAGCGCAAGAACTATTACCTAAAAAAATGTTAAACGCATACAGAGTTTGGAAACGTTTACATCAAGGTGCAGTGGTAAGTAAAGAAGATGTAAAAGATCTATGGGATTTTTTAACAGTAAAAGATGGACATCTAGTTAGAGGATTTGCTGGCGGCAAGACTCTAGAAAGTATTACTAGTATAAATCTAGAGGGACTACAGACTGAACACGGGTTGCGAGCGACGGGGAGCTGGGAGCAACTAAGATTTCCAGAATCAAGTAAACTATATATAAAAAAATTATTAGAGTCAGGTGATGATTTAATGAAACCTGCAAGAATAAAATTATCTACAATACATGGTGTAAAAGGTGAAGAGTGTGATAACGTTGTTTTATTTACAGATATAGAAAGAATTATCTATGAATCTGCAACAAGAAACCCAGACCCAGAACACCGTTTGTTTTTTGTAGGTGTGACTAGAGCAAAAGAAAGACTGTATATTTGTAGTCAGCACTACGAATATCAATATAACATAGGAGGACCAATAGTATGACAGACCCAGATGGATTGGAAAAAGCATTTCCACAATCAAGGCAGGTTGGAGGAAGTCACTACAAGAACTTTCACATTCAGCCGTATGAGTTTATTTCTAAAAATAATCTCTCGTTCTTTCAAGGATGTGTTGTGAAATATGTTTGTAGATATTTATCTAAAAATAAGGTAGAAGATCTAGAAAAGATTATACATTACTGTGAATTAGAAATACTAAAATTAAAGGATAAAAAATAATGTTTACAGCGCAGACAGAGTGGGATTGTCCTGATACTTTCCCTGATTTGTCAGGAGAAAAATATATTGCGATAGACTTAGAAACAAAAGACCCAGACTTAAAAGCAAGAGGTTCTGGTGCTATACAAGGAAGAGGAGAGATTGTAGGTATCGCAGTGGCTGTTGAAGGATGGAAAGGTTATTATCCAATAGCACATGAGGGTGGTGGTAACATAGACAGAAGGACAGTTTTAGAATGGTTTAAAAAAGTTTGTGCAACAGATTCTTATAAAATATTTCATAACGCAATGTACGATGTGTGCTGGATAAAAGCATACGGCATACCTATCAACGGACATATTATGGACACCATGTTAATGGCATCTTTGATAGATGAAAATAGATTATGGTATACATTAAACAGTATATCATATGATTACTTACGAGAAGTAAAAGATGAAAAAGCTTTACAACAAGCTGCAGAGTCATGGGGTATAGATCCTAAAAAAGAATTATATAAACTACCAGCAATGTACGTGGGTAATTATGCAGAGCAAGACGCTAGACTTACATTAGAACTATTTAAAAGATTATCCACAGAAATACAAAAGAATAACTTAGTAGAAATATTTGACTTAGAAACACAATTGTTTCCGTGTTTAATTGATATGAAATTTAAAGGGGTTCGTGTCGACGTAGAAGGTGCTCATAAATTGAAACAGCAGTTATCACAACAGGAAGCGCTAATCCTAGAAGAAGTAAAAAAACAAACAGGAATAGATGTTCAAATATGGGCAGCAAGATCGATTGCCAAAGTGTTTGACAAACTCTCCTTACCCTACGCCAAAACCGAGAAAACTGGGTCACCTTCATTTACAAAAAACTTTCTTTCCACACATAATAATCCTGTAGTTAAAAGTATAGCAAAAGCAAGAGAGATTAACAAGGCGCACACAACGTTTATAGATACCATATTAAAACATCAACACAGGGGTAGAATACATGCAGATATTAATCCTATTAGGTCTGATCAAGGTGGCACGGTTACAGGTAGATTTAGTTATTCTAATCCAAATTTACAGCAGATACCGGCAAGAAATAAAGATCTAGGTCCTATGATTCGTTCTTTGTTTTTACCAGAAA